CGAGGGACGTATCGAGGCATCAATTGATGACCCACTAAAGTATGGGTTTGATTTGCCAGGATGGGACCGTATGCGTGGTGCACTGGACAAGTACGATGAGGTAATTACATTTGGTGGTAACAGAAGCGGTAAGACTACAGGATGTGCCAAGATGGTCATGGAGGCTGTGACCAGCAACATGAACGGACACGTTGTTTGTTTCAGTCAGAACGCTGATACATCCGTGAAGGTACAGCAGGCTGCAGTGTGGGAAATGATGCCCAAGGAGTTCAAGAGAAAGACCAAGAGCATTGATGGCTATATTAACTTCTCAATGCAGAATGGTTTTACTGGCAGTAGCTTTATCTTCCCTGACACTCACACCAGAGTGGACTTCAAGACTTATACGCAGTTCAGTAATAACCAGACTATCTTGGAAGGTTTTGAATTTGGATTCAAGAACCCAGAGGGCATAAACATTGGTGCATGGCTTGATGAGTACCTCGGAGATGCCGCACTTGTGAACACTCTACGTTTCCGACTAGCCACACGTGACAGTAAGATGATTCTGGGATTTACTCCTATTGATGGTTATACGCCATTTGTTTCTGAGTACTTGAAGGGTTCTGAGACAATAGAGACTCGACATGCTGCCCTACTGGACAAGGAGGTTCCGGTTGTGCAGTACAGCCCTGAGCGTGATGCTGGAGTTGTGTATCTGCACTCGGACGAAAACCCCTTCGGTGGTTACGAACGTATAGCAAAAGATTTACGTAACGAAAGTAACGACAAGATAATGGTACGTGCCTATGGGTTACCTACTAAATCAATGACATCATTGCTGCCGAACTTCTCACCTGAGATAAACGTAGTAAGCGAAAAGCCAAACAAGCACGGCATTTCATTCCCCGACAAGAAGGACATGACCTGGTATCAAGTAGTTGACCCAGCATTTGCTCGTAACTACGTATCCTTGTGGGCTGGTGTAACAGAGAATGATGAGATATATATACGCAAGGAGTTCCCAGACAGAGCCACGTATGGCGAGTGGGCACTGTTTGGTGACCCCAAGTGGCGATATGGTCCAGCCTCCAAGAAGTTAGGACTGGACGTTGAGGCATACGTAGAACTCTTCAAGGACATAGAGGAAGACCTTGGTATTAATGTAATGGAAAGAATCGGGGACTCACGTTTCTTTGCCAAGGAGAACGAGAACAATGTTGATTTGTTCACTAGATTTTATGACTACGGTATGAGCTTCATACCATCCGATGGTCAACAAGAACAGATTGGTTGTACTGCTCTGGACGAGTGGTTCAATTATAATCCAAACTACGATATTGATGAAGCCAATCGACCTCGCTGTTATGTCCACAAGGACTGCGAGAACCTGATTGATAGCATCATTAACTACAACTCAAACGGTAAGGCTGACGAGGCACTCAAGGACTTCTTTGATATTCTGCGCTACTTGCGGATGTCCAATGGGGGAATGGGACCTGATTACTTTACCACAAATGATATGCACGTAACCAATCGTGGCAAAGGAGGATACTAATGGCTAAGAAGAAATTAATTAAGATAGCGGAAGAACAAGAGGTTGAGTTCAAGGAGGCTATGGAAATAGCACTTGAGAAACTTCCAGAGGGTAGCTTAACAGGCAAGGGCAAGAACACATGGGTAAGCGAGGAGGGCACATCCATCCTTGAGGAGTCCTTCATGATTACTGAAATCATCCCGAAGCACTTCAAGGGTATTGTTCTGAACGATTGCCCTAACCCAAAGTACGTAAGCGTACTGCACCCAGAGACACGTAAGCGTGTTAATGTTTTGGTTCCACGTAAGTGGCAGGGTAAGTTGGCAAAGAAAGAAATTACTTTTGAGTCAATTGAAGACATAAACGGAGCAAGCTACAGATATGTTGGAAAGCGATAAGCTAACACTTGACCGTAATTGGTGCAGGGAACAGAGCGATAGATTTGCCTCATGGGAAATACTTCGGCGTACAGTTCTGCACGAAACTTCCGTCCCAATGAATAATGGTGAACTATGTGATATAATCGGCGTATCATCGAGTTACACTATACGACTACTCAAATCACTACAAAAACGCCCAGACACCGAAGATGCTGAATGATTCAATTTCTAACTCGCTGACATACGTCAGTGATGAACCCGATATTAAAACCCTGCGATATGCTTATGACGAAACCGTCACTGAGCTTGAGTCATACTTTGACCTATGTCGCACATCATACGATGACCGCCGTAACTGGTGGGCTGGTAAGAGCCGCGACCACCGTAAGCACGGTGCTGACGCATTCCCCTGGGAAGGTGCATCCGACATGGAGTGCCACCTTATTGACGAGCGTATTACTCGTCTCGTGTCTTTATTTATGGCTTCACTCAACAGAGCGAATGTTCGTGCCTTCCCTGTGGAAAGCAATGACATTGCGAGAAGCCGTCTCGTATCGGGATTCTTGAAGTGGATGGTAACATCAGGTTACATCCCTCGTTTCTTCCGTGAGATGGAACTTGGAGCCAACTATTTGCTTGAAAGAGGTATATTGATTACATATGTTGGATGGCAACGTGAGGACAGACGAATCCTACAAAACCTAGACATAAATCAGATTGGACAAGTCAGCCCAGAGGTAGCACTTGCTATCCAGGATGGGAAAGATGATGAAGAACTAACCGTCCTCCTTCAAGCAACATTTGAGGGCACAACAAAGAAACGTGCCAAGAAAGCACTCAAGGACTTACGCAAGAATGGCGTAGCTGAGTTGCCGATTGTACGCAGACAGGTCAACGCACCCGATGTCAAGACACTAGCACCTGATGGTGACTTCTTCTTTCCACCGTACGTGACTGACCCACAGCGAGCACCTTACTGCTTCTGGAAGACTTACTATACTCCGCAGGAGTTAGAGAACAAGGTTGTTACTGATGGCTGGGACGAGGACTTCGTACAGTACGTCATTGAGAAGTATCGTGGAGTAAACATTGACAGCATCGAGCGTGAACAAGAAGGTCGCCGCAGTCTAAGCCTTACCGATAATGCTTATGAGGCCGAGGAACTGATTGAACTATGCTATGGTTATCAACGCTTGGTTGACCCAGAGGATGGTGCTGAGGGCATTTACTGCACAGTGTTCCACCGTGACTTTGATGGCAATGAAATGGTTCAGGGCTATGCTAAGTTTGAATTACTGAACGGATACGAGGATTATCCTGTTGTTGTGACTAAGTTATCAGAGGATAGCAAACGTCTTTACGACACCATGACTATTCCTTCGGTGCTTCGTGGTATTCAGAACCAAGTAAAGGTTGAGCGTGATTCACGTGTTGACCGCAACAGCTTGGCTACCTTACCTCCTATCCTTCACCCGGTCGGACAGGCTCCTACTGATTGGGGTCCAGGTCGTATGATTCCGTATCGCCGTAAGGGTGACTTGGACTTTGCTCCTACGCCCCCACCGCCCACTGGCTCGGTTGAGATTGAGAACACATTAACCACGCTTGCTGATAAGCTTGTTGGTCTTGATGACTCACAAATCAGTCAACTGCGTAAACAGTTCTTGGTTGATAAGTTCCTTAGCCACACGGCAGAGGTTCTACGTATGGCATTCAAGTGTTTCCAGCGTTTCGGACCTGACGAAGTATTCTTCCGAGTGACAGGTATCCCCGACTCTCAACTAATGAACAAGGGCAACCCTGATGAAAACTTTGACATTATGATTAACTTTGATGTTATGAATAATGACCCAGAGACCGTTGAGAAGAAGATACAACAACTTGTTCAACTTAACCAACTCAACGCAAATGGTAGACTTAATGTTGATGCTCTTCTTGATATTGCCGCTGCGTCTATTGACCCTGTTATGGCTGATGCAGTTCTCCAGCCTGTTGAGGATGCACAGCAACAGATTGTTAAGGATGTGACTGATGACCTTGCTAAAATCTTTGCTGGTATTGAAATGCCAGCTCGTCCATCCGGGGCGCAGATTGCAATGCAGGTTATTCAGCAGTACGCTCAACAGCCTGACGTTGCACAACGTCTACAGACTGATGAAGCCTTTGCTGCACGACTACAGAAGTACATGGGACAATACACGTTCCAAATGCAACAAGCACAGAACGCTCAGATTGGTCGTGTAGGTACAGCACCTGCGGAAATGGGTAACATTCAAACACAAGGACTATAATGGCTGATATGCCCCCAGCAAATATTTCTCAAGTAGAACAAGCTAAACGAGCAGAGGATGCTATGTTCAAGAATGAACTCTTTGAGAGAACTAAACTGAACGAAGGATACAGGGAAAGCGTATACAAGGACTCCAAGGGTAATCCAACAATTGGTATTGGTTTTAATTTAAATGATGCAGATAACCTGCGTTACTTAAAAGAAAGAGGAGTAAATGCTGAAGCCTTAATATCTGGAAAAGAAGCACTAACTCCAAGTGGAGTAAAACAGCTTTATGTGTTCAGTATGAACAAGGCGTACAATGATGCCTTGAAGTATGACCCTGACTTGGCATCACGACCAAGAGCTGCCCAAGCCGCAATACTTGATATGTCCTTCAACTTAGGTCTCACAAAGCTAAACAAGTTTGTTGAAATGAAGAAAGCACTTCAAGCAAATGACTATCAAAAAGCTGCGGATGAAATGGTTGATAGCAATTGGTTCAAGCAGGTAAAGACACGTGGACCACGTATGGTTGACATAATGCGTTCCGCATCAAAGTAATTTATGAACATCCAAGACGATATAGAAAAGCTACATGACTACGAGGCATTTGCTCGCTTCGTTAAAATGATTCACGAACTACGTGAGGAGACAATACAAGAACTCCATGAAGCCACAAGTGAGCAGATACAACAAGTATCCGGACGTATCATTACGTATGACCAAATCATACAGATGGCTGGTTTCGATAAGTTGAAAAAGGTATACGCAGATTATATGTAACACCCTATGTTATAATGCGCTCATCGGCATCGCTCGCCGTTAATGAGTGGACAAATTATGACAGACGAAATCGAAACAGGAGACGCTGAACCTGTAGAAAACACAGTGGACAATACTAATATATCCGTCACGGATTTCGCTAATCGGCGACTCGGTGAGTTAAACTCAAGGAATGAAAGTTCCGAGAGTGAGCTTACAGAAAACGCCCATGAGCAGGAGTCAGAAGAGGAAGTCGAAGAGGAGGTAGAGGAAACCGAAGAGGTTGCCGAAACTGAGTCCGAGGAAGAATCCGAAGAGTCCCAAGAATCCGAAGATGTTCTTTCACAGTTGGACCTGGACGAAATGTCCGAGGAGGATTTGCGTGAACTATCTGAAAAGCTAGGGAGCCGTGCAGTAGCTCGATTCGGTGAATTGACTGCTAAACGTAAAGCTGCCGAAGCTCAAATCAAACAGTTAGAAGCCAAACTTCAAGAGAAGCCTGACCCATTAAAGACACGAAAAGTCGAAAACAATCCGTACAGTAAACTCGATTCTATCGAAGCGTTACAAGATAAAGCGGAGGAAGTCGATGGTGTTGTTGAATGGGCTGAGGACTTATTATTTGAAAGTGATGGCTTCAGCGCAGAAGACGTAGTAACCGAGATTGAAGGCAAGGAGTGGACAAAGAAGGATGTGCGACAGGCTTTATTAAAAGCACGTAAGGCACAGAAAACTTTTCTCCCTGACCAGCTCAGTAAAGTTCAAGCACAAATCGAAGGGGAACAGCTTGCTGGTTCCTTTGGAGAACGTGCTAAAAAAGAACTGGACTGGCTTGATGGTGAGGACAACGACTTGCGTAAACAATACGAAGCCATCGTTGGAGATGACCGCATGAAGCAGATTAAGAAAGTCTTCAAGCGTGAAGCCCCAGAGCTTGGTGCTCAACTCGATTACTGGTTTGCTCACGCAACCAATAGTATCTATGGCCGTAAGCCAGTAGAGACAAACAAGAAGGTAGCTCCTTCATTAAATCCTCCAAAGACCGGGAATCCATCCGCTGCCCAATCTGAAAAAAGTATGGGAAGAACTGCCAAGGCTCTAAAAGAATTAGAAGCCAGGTTTAAATCGACTGGTAGTGCAAACGATTTCGCCGCCTTACGAAAACTTAAAATGGCTTCACGCCGTTAACTAAACAATAACTCATTAATAATAACTTATAATGTCATTCTCAAATACATTCGACACCACCAATACTGGTTCTGGTGTTTCCAATCGGGAAGACTTGACTGATGTCTTGACTA